GCTGCAATTGATGCCGGACACCGCCGAGACGGAATGGCTCGACCGGCACGGCGATATCTGGCTCACGAACGCCGACGGCTCGACCGGCCGCAAGTCGGCGACGCTGGCCGAGGGGACCGCGAGCTTTCAGGGCCTCGTCGATGGCGCGCTCCTCCCGATGGGGACGCAGCTCTCGGCGGGCGGCACGCCGGCGGTCAGCTACGAGACGACGCAGGACATCACTTGCTCGAGCTCGGCCCTGGTCGTCGGGCCGATCCGCGCGCTCGATCCCGGCTCGGCCGGCAATCAAGTGGACGGCGCGGTGCTGACGATCGCGCCGGCGGTCAATGGCATCGATAGTTCCGCGACGGTCGTTCATCTCACCGGCGGCGTCGATACCGAGACCGACGACCAGCTTCGCGCCCGCATCTTGCTGCGCATTCGCCAGCCGCCGATGGGCGGCGCGCTGGCCGATTACGTCAATTGGGCGCTCGCGGTGCCGGGCGTGACGCGCGCTTGGGCTGCGCCCGAGCAGGGTATTGGGACTATGACAACGCGCTTCCTGATGGATGATCTGCGCGCCGCCGATGACGGCTGGCCGACGCCGGACGACGTGACCGCGGTGGCGACTTACATCGATCTGATGCGGCCGGTCACGGTGAAGGACTGCTACGTGGTGGCGCCGATTAAGGAGTTCATCGACATCACGATCGCAAACCTCGAGCCGGACACGTCGGAGGCGCAGGCCGAAATAGAGCAGAGCGTCCGCGATATGCTGTTCGCCAAGGCCGCGCCTGGTCAGACCATCTATGCGTCCTGGGTGAGCTACGCGATCATGAGCGCGCCGAGCGTCCAATCATTCCAGCTTGTGACGACCGCCGATTATGTGATGCCCTCGCTCGGCCACATGGCGGTCCTTGAGACAATCCTTTACCAATGACGGCGCTCGGCTTCTGGGCAGAGCCGCTGCCGACCGACCGGCATATTCGCCGCAGCGGCGACGACTACACGCGAGCCTTTCTCTCGCTCTTGCCGCAAGGCCAGGCGTGGCCCAAGCACGATCTCGGCGGCGTGTTGTTCGGCGTCTGCGACGGGCTATCGCAATATTGGGGCTTCGTGGACGGGCGCGCCGGCGATCTGCTTGAGCGCGAGAGCGACCCACGGCAGACGATCGAGCTATTGCCGGATTGGGAGCGCAATTTCGGGCTTCCCGATCCTTGCTACCAAAGCCCACAGACCATAGGGCAGCGGCAGCTCGCGCTCGTGATGCGCATGACGATGGAAGGCGGGCAGTCGCGCGCGTTTTTCATCGAGGTAGCCGAAATGATCGGCTACCACATCACCATCAGCGAGTATCGCGTTTTCGTCGTCGGCATCGACCGCTGCGGTGACAATCGTGTCTACGGCGACGGCTCCAACCCGATGATGAACGAGTGGAACCAACCGATCGTAAATCCGAAGGGCGTTCCCGTGGCTGGCGGCGAGCTCTCGGAATGGCCGAATTACGGGATCGGCCCGCCGGAAAATCGCTTCTATTGGACGGTTCACGTCGATCAAGCCAGCTTGGTTTGGTTCCGTGTCACCAAGGGGCAGACCGGCGTCGATCCGCATTTGCGCATCGGGCTCGCGAACGATCTCGAATGTTTGTTGAACCGTTGGAAACCAGCGCACACGCAGATCATCTTCGATTACTCAGGCTTGAGCGATCCGGGCGATCCGATGGAAGGGACGCCGTGAGAGGAGATAGGTAGATGCTCTACAATCAACCCTACGGGGTTTCCGATCCTAATGCCGCTTACATCAACGGCAATCCGACGACTGGCACGATGGGCTCGATCCCGCCGGCGGCGTCGATCGAGTACGATCAACGCGAGATCGTTGCGGTGATCAAATGGGCTGCTGATCACGGCTATCATGATTATGCCAACGCGCTCTGCCAGCAGCCGAGCAATGCTGACTTGACGCAGTTGTTGAAAGCCATCTTCGGCATCATGAATTCGATGCGGCTGACTGCGTCGAAGGTCTACTACGTGAACACGACGACCGGGAACGATGGCAACGATGGTTTGACGGCTTCGACTCCATTTAAGACCTTGCAGAGAGCGGCGAACCAAGCGGTTCTTTTCAACCTCAATGGGTTCAGCGTCACCATCAATGTCGCCGATGGCGTCTACGGTCAGGTGCTTTTGCCTCCCGTCAACGGCTCGGGCAACATACGCTTTACGGGAAATGTTGCCGTTCCCGCCAATTGCCGCATTCATGCCAATGCCGGGCCTGCCGTGATTGTCACGGGCGGCCTCTACATATTCGAAGGCTTCCGGTACGAAAGCGACGCGCCGAGTCCCTTGCAGCCTGGGGCCGGCATCTGGTCGACGCCCGGCGGGCAAATTCAGGTGGGCGACACCACAAGCGCCAACGAATTTGGTTATTGTTTCGATGGGCATATGATAGCAGCAAAGGGCACGATCAGCATTGTTGGTACGGATCGGATTGCCGGCAATGCCAGAGCACACATATCGAATTCCTCGTCGGGTTTCACTTTTACGACCGGGGTTCCAGGCCCAACGCTCACAATCCCAGCGGGCGTGAATATCACAAATTTCGCCCAATCAACTGGCGGATCAACGATCGTTCCGGTCTACCAGGCAATCAACGGCGCAGCCAATGTCTTCGGACAAAAGTTTTTTACCGCCACGAATGGCGTGATTGATACCAATGGAGCTGGCGCATCGTATCTGCCAGGGAACGTTGCCGGCACCAATCAGTCCGGCGGCCAATATGTCTGATCAGCAGCGGAAGGCTCAAGCAAATGCAATATTATGATCCGTTTGATTGGTACTGGCTGGCCGACGATGGCCGAGTCTTTACCAGCGCAAGGCAGATCATCGTCGATGGCGCTGACGCGGCTTATGTGACGTGGAGCGCCAACTATACACCGACAATCTGGCCGCGCGACAATGCCGGCAACCAGACCGATGCCGCATTGCAGGCCGTGCTCACACCCTACAATCTGTTCATCGACCTGGCCGCATATGCCGCATATGCGCGCTACAACAAGGCGAGCGGCGGATGCACTATCGGCGGCAACCCCTATCTGACCGATCCCGTGGCGCGCAACACGGTTAGCAGCGCGCACGATTATGCGATAGCAAATCCAGGGCACATCACCGATTGGAAACTAGCCAATGGCACGTTCATACAATTGGACGAGCCGGGGCTTGCGCACATCCTGCAGGAAATGGCGACGTTCGTGCAGTCCTGCTTCTCATGCGAGAGCAATACGCTGTCCGACATCAACGGCGGGACCATCACAACGATGGCCGAGATCGACGCAGCGTTCGCCGCCATATCAAACGTGCTTCCGTAAAGAGGCGGCTCTGCAATGGCGATCGTCAACATCACCGTCGAGAACGACGCCGACTTCTATCAGTTGTTCCAGTACGTCATGGTGACGAGCGGCGCGCCGATCAACATGACGGGCGCCTCGCTGGAAATGATGCTGCGGCGGCACGCTTCGGACGAAACTGCGGTGCTGCGCTTGGCGACGGATACCGGCGACTTTACGTTGACCGATCCGATCAACGGCTTCTTCACGCTGCGGATCGGCCAGGACGTGCTTGAGCGTCTTGGTCTGGGTAGTTATGACCAATCAAACATCATGACGGTCGGCGGCCTGAAGACAAGGATTTGGAGCGGCACGCTCGTCAACAATCCGGGGCCGACGCGATGAGCCTAGTCGAGGTCACAACCGATTACCCGATCGTCATCGCGGCCGACTCCGCGGCCGGCATCGTCGTGCTCTCGCCCGATGACGTGGAGACGATCGCAACCGGCGAGCAAGGCCCGCCGGGGCCGGCGGGGCCGGCCGGCGGGCCGCCTGGACCGCCTGGACCGCCTGGACCGCAAGGGCCATTCGGCGGGCCGCCGGGGCCGCCGGGGCCGCAGGGAATTCAAGGGCCGGTTGGGCCAGCGGGACCGCAGGGCGCGGCTTCGACCGCGCCGGGGCCGCAGGGGCCGCCGGGGCCGCAAGGCCCCACGGGCGCGGCCTCGACCGTACCAGGGCCGCAGGGGCCGGCCGGCATACAAGGCCCGCAGGGCACGCCAGGTGCTCCGGGCGCCACCGGCGCCTCGGGCTCGCAGGGGCCGGCGGGACCGCAGGGGCCGGAGGGGCCACAGGGCAGTCCGGGAGCGGCATCCACGGTGCCGGGGCCAGCGGGGCCGGCCGGCAATACGGTGCTGTACGGAGCAACAAATCCGGTTGCCGGCACCGGCGTCGACGGCAACTTCTACATCAACACAACGACCGATTATATTTTCGGGCCGAAGGCTGCCGGCGCGTGGCCGGCCGGCGCCTCGCTGATTGGGCCGCAAGGGCCGCAGGGCACCCAAGGCGTTGCCGGCAATACCATTCTGTATAGCGCCGCCGACCCGAGCTCGGGCCAGGGCGTCGATGGCAATTTCTACATCAACACGACGAGCCACTTTCTATTTGGTCCGAAAGCCGGTGGCGCGTGGCCGGCCGGAACCTCGCTGGTAGGACCGCAGGGCATTCAAGGGCCGCAGGGCGTGCAAGGAGTTGCCGGCGCCGGCTCGCCCTCAACCATTCCGCCGCTTATGGACAGCACGGCGGCGGTTGGTACCTCAACCAATTTCAGCCGCGAGGATCACATCCATCCAAGCGACACGTCTCGCTATGCAGCCTCGAACCCAAATGGGTATCAGACAGCGGCGCAGGTTTCCGCCTCGCTCGGGTCGTATCTTCCGCTCATCGGCGGGACGCTGACCGGAACGCTCAACGGGACGGCCGCCATATTCTCGGGCTCGTTACAAAGCGGCAGCACGATCGCCATGCAAGTGGCGACTGCCGGCATCGGCCATTCGATCCAAGCCAAAGTCGGGGCCAATAACCGCTGGGCTATGCTGATCGGTGACGGAGGGGCGGAAAGCGGTTCCAACGCCGGATCGAATTTCAGCATCAACAACTACACCGATGCTGGCGCGCCGATCGGCGCACCGTTTCAGATCATACGGTCGAATGGGCTCGCGCGGTTCAGCGGCTATGACGGTACGGTGCTCGGCGCATTCATCGCGATCGACGGGCCGGCTTCGCAACAGCGCGGGATTGCCGGCACCACTTCGGGCTCGGAGCGGTGGAACATGCTTCTCGGTTCAGCGGCAGCGGAAAGCGGCGGCAATGCCGGATCGAATTTTGTAATCAATAGCTATAGCGATGCTGGCGGCTATCTGGCGAGCCCGCTGCAGATCACGAGGTCGAGCGGCGTTGCCGCGTTCTCGCAGCCGATCGTCAATGGTTCCGATCGCCGGATCAAATCAAATATTGAGCCGATAACGCAAGCATTGTCGATCGTCGCGAAGCTGCAAGGCGTGTTTTACCGGCATCAGGATGCGGTGAGGCGGCAAGTCGGACTTGTGGCGCAAGATGTGATCGGCCCTTTGCCGGAAGTTGTCTTCGATACGGGACAACCGCAAGATGCGCAAGGTAACGCGATCGACGGCGAACCGCCCATGCTTGGGATCGCTTATCCAAACATGGTCGCGGTCTTGATCGAGGCGATAAAAGAACTGGCCTCCAAGGTCGCGGAGCTGGAAGCGCGGCCGACGCTGGTGGACGTCCTCGCAAAGATGACGAAGCCGCCGCCATGACGCGCGATAGGCGCAATGCCTTGATCCTGATCGTCGGCTTTGTGCTGATCCTCGCGGCCGGGATCTGGGCGGTGCATACGCTAGAGGCGATGTACCCATAGGAGGGCAGAGCGATGGCTCCGGTCGAGGAGGCGGGCAAGGCGGTGACGGCGACGCTCGACGCAATGAAATCGACGCCGCTCGCGATCGCGCTGCTCGTCGTCAACGTCGGCTTTCTGGGCTTTGCCGCCTATGTGCTCGGCGAGGTCGC